TGGGTATGGAACTAATTTAGAAGTCAAAGGTATTATTTCTGGTGAAAGTATTACAGCAGGAAGTGTAACGCATTCAACAGGTACCTTTGATCATTTAACGGTTGGCACTGGTGTATTTACGCTTGTTAGCGGTACTACTGTTTCGGGAGCTACTGGTAATTTTAGTAGCTTAACTGGTGGTACTGGTGTATTTACGCTTGTTAGCGGTACTACTGTTACAGGAGATACCGGATATTTTAATGAATTAAATATACCTTCAACAGGTGAAATTAAATTATATGACGGAGATTCATCTAATTGGGTTGCTTTTAAATCTCCCAATGTAGTTGCTTCTGATGTCACTTGGGTATTACCAGCTGCTGATGCAACTACTTCTGGAGATGCATTATTAAGTGACGCAGCTGGTAATTTAAGTTGGGGTGCAGTTGCAAGTCTTAGTGGTATAACAGATAATGCCGCACCTTTTACTACTGCATTAGGTGCAGGAGCTGGAACAGGTATTACTTCTGATGGTACTGGAAATACTGCGGTAGGTGGTTATGCCCTTACTGCCAATACTTCAGGACGTTTTAATGATGCATTTGGTTATGCTGCACTAGCTACTAATACTATAGGCAATGGAAATAGTGCATTTGGTTATAAATCGCTATATACCAATAGTACAGGAAATTCCAATACTGCATTAGGTCATGAAGCATTAAGAGATAATGTAGTAAGTTATAATACTGCAATTGGTTATCAATCAGCAAGATTTAATACTACCGGAACAGGAAATACTTCAGTAGGTTATAAAACACTTACTGTTAATACGACTGGAGCAGACAATACTGCAATAGGCTATGATGCTTTATCCGGTAATACTAAAGGAATAAGAAATGTTGCAGTAGGTGTTCAAGCGTTAGGCTTAAATATTAATACAAATGATAATACTGCAGTAGGTTACCGAGCAATGCGCAATAACATTGCTCAATTAAATGTTGCGATAGGCACAAGGGCAGCTGAGCTCAATACTACAGGAACATATAATACTGCAGTAGGTAGTGATGCACTCGCTATTAATAAAACTGGACTCGGGAATACTGCACTAGGTAGGGCTGCGCTATATGCTAACAGTATTGGAGATTATAATACTGCAGTAGGTTATAATGCAATAGACAATAACACAGCTGGAGACAGAAATACTGCAGTAGGTGCGTATGCGTTAAATTGGAATTCAACTGGACAAAGAAATGTTGCAGTAGGTTATGAAGCATTAGATAGGAACACTATAGGATCTTATAATACTGCCGTAGGTTATCAAGCATTAGATCAAAACAGTACAGGATCTTGGAACACTGCAGTTGGTTATGGAGCACTTTATAGTACTACTAAATCGGGAAATATTGGAATAGGTTATCAAGCAGGTTATTCTATTGTTTCAGGTGATAATACTATTATTGGACAGATATCAGGTTCATCAAGCGATCAAGGAATTATTAGAATTGGTGCTGGTTCTACTGAAAGAATTTATGTTGATAGTGCAGGTGTTGTTAGCGGTAATGCATTTGCACAAACAACCGCAGTAATAACAGGTACTGAAATAAATCCAGCCAATGGGGGTATTCAATCTAGAACAATAAGTGCAAATACAACATTTACTGAAGCCTTAGTTTCTGGTGAATCTGTCGTATTACATTTGATTTCTGGTTCAAGTTATACTTTGACATGGCCCACAATTACTTGGGTTACTTCTGCTGGTAACACTGCTCCAACATTTACTGATGATGATATACTAGTATTCTGGAAGTTCAGCACCACACTTTATGGTGCATATGGCGGGAGCTTTGCATAATGAGTTTACTTGCATCTTATTTATTGGCTGCAGCTGGCGGTCAAGTAGGGGGTTGGGATCTATCAAAAGCTAGTTACAATGGTACACCATTAAATTATTTTTATGTAGGTGACCAAGAAAAATCTCCAACTGGATTATCTTTTAAAAGCGATGGCACCAAAATGTATGTTGTTGGCTACGGTTTAGACAAGGTATATGAATATAATTTATCCACTGCATGGGATGTTTCTACTGCTAGTTATATACAAAATTTTAGTGTAAGTGCGCAAGAAACAACTCCACAGGGATTATTTTTTAAAAGCGATGGAACTAAGATGTATGTTATTGGCTATAGTGCAGGCAATGTAAATGAATATAATTTATCCACTGCATGGGATGTTTCTACTGCTAGTTATTTACAAAATTTTAGTGTAACTGGACTAGAGGTATATCCAACTGGATTATATTTTAAACCTGATGGAACCAGAATGTATATTATTGGCTTTAATTCAGACAATGTAGTTCAATATAATTTATCCACTGCATGGGATGTTTCTACTGCTAGTTATTCACAAAATTTTAGTGTAAGTGCGCAAGAAGGATTACCAATGGATTTATTTTTTAAATCTGATGGAACCAAAATGTATGTTGTTGGCGGTTCTGGAGGCGATATAAATGAATATAGTTTATCCACTGCATGGGATATTTCTACTGCTAGTTATGTACGAAATTTTAGTGTAAGTGCGCAAGAAGGATCTCCAGCTGGATTATTTTTTAAAAGCGATGGAACTAAGATGTATGTTATTGGCACTTTTGAAGATAAGGTATTCGCATACGACCTATCTACGGCCTGGAATCTTTCAACGGCTTCTTTTACTTACCCAACTTCAGATTATTATAAGCCAACACAAGAAGATCGACTTTCTGATGTATTTTTAAAACCCGATGGAACTAAGATGTATACTATTAACTATATTGATGACAATGTATATGAATATAATTTATCCACTGCCTGGAATCAAGCTACTGCTAGTTATGTACAAAATTATAATTTAAATTCGGGTTTATACTACGAGCCATCTCCAAGGGGATTAGTTTTTAGACCTGATGGAATGAGAATGTATGTTGTTGGAAATGGTCAACGCAGGATACTACAATACAATTTATCCACTGCATGGGATATTTCTACTGCTAGTTATAATCAAAGTCTTTATATAGGTGGATACGACTCACTTCCAAATGGATTATTTTGGAAACCCGATGGAACCAAAGTGTATTTTGTTGGTTCCGGTGGAGACGCTGTATATGAATATAATTCCCCCAGTGCATGGTCTGTTCAGTATACTAGTTATGTACAAAGCTTTAGTGTAAGTGCGCAAGACACAGATCCACAAGATTTATTTTTTAAAGATGATGGAACTAAGATGTATATTATTGGCACCGGTGGAGACGCTGTATATGAATATGATTTATCCACTGCATGGGATATTTCTACTGCTAGTTATTTACAAAATTTTAGTGTAAGTGTGAAAGAGTCACGTCCAGAGGGATTATTTTTTAAAGACGATGGAACCAAAATGTATATTACTGGTTACAATGAGGGCGTTATTTGGTCTTATGACCTTTAATTTTTTTCTTGGAGTTTTATTATGTATGTAAAAATTGTCAATAATAGTGTTTCTAAGTTTCCATATAATATTAGTGATCTTAAAAAAGAAAATCCCAATATTTCTTTTCCAAATCCTATAACCGAAGATGCACTTTCTGCTTTTGACGTATATCCAGTTACGCCTACAGCAACTCCTGATTTTGATAATAAAACGCACCGCGTTAAGCAAAGCGTAGAATTTATTGATGGCACATGGACTCAGACGTGGCAACTACAAGAGTTACCTGAAGAACAAGCCAGCGCTAATATCCGCGCAGAACGAAATCGTTGTTTAATTAATTCAGACTGGACACAACTTCCAGACTCTCCCGTAGACTCTGCTCTTTGGCTTACTTATCGCCAGTCATTAAGGGATATTACACAACAAACTGGATTTCCTTGGAATATTAATTGGCCTATAAAGCCATAGTATTAGCTACAATAGAAATTGCAAAAGGATTTATTTATGACTTTCCAATATGCAAGTGGTGCCACTAAAGCACTTTCAAAAGCAATTCCAACCGTTAAAACCAACGGCAAAGTTAAAGAATGGGATTTAACTATTGTTTACACTTGTAACGATTTAACTCGTGACTTTAGCAAACAGGTTGATGTTGAGTATCTTAATAAAGTTCCTACTGGTTTCACCAGGGCAGAACTTCTTGGTATGTGCAGTACTGCACACTTAGATCAAGTTTTTGACAGCATGTATGCTAGCATTGTCAACCCTCCCACGGAACAACGCGAAGATAATTTTGATATTAATACTTTAAGTTAATTGTTATGTGTTTTAGGGATTAATTAAAGCAACAAGTAGTCCCTAAAACTATTAAAATAAAACCACAATTTAAAAACAACAATGAAAATTAAGCAAACATCGGAAAAAAATGAAAAAATGCCGATGCGTGTTTTAATTGGCACTCCGTCTCTTGATGGAAGAGTCGATGCCTGGTATGCATTTGCTTGTCATGAATTATCAAAACTTGCTTTAATTAATAATATTGAAACTAACATTTCAATG